ATTGGCGGTATGCCGTTATATAAAGGATCTACAACTAATGCACAACTAGAAAGTAAAAGAACCGAGAGGTACAGTAATCTCTGTTGTGTTGCCTTCTTCATCTGTGATTATTAATGTTACTTTATCGTCTTCTACCCTATATTCTATAGTGTTGCCTTCTAATTCAAGAACACCAAAATCAGAGGCAGTTTCACCAAACAAACTGTCAACCAGTTGTCTGCTTAGTTGTGCGTATATTCTACTCTCTAAATTACGTATAAACCTAGCAAGCGTAGTGTTTTCTGCTTCTCTTTCTAAATCTTCTACATAAGCTTGTATCTCTTCGCGTATAGCTTCTTTTCTGTTGAACTCTTGGTTTTCTATAGTCAGATAATGACTAGATGTACCTACACCTGAAAAGCTAGGATTCTTAAACTTATGAGTCATCTCATCAGCACTTAAATAAGCAACAAATAATGTGATGCTTAGAATGCTTAGTATGATAAAAAGTTTATCCCACCTATCCATTAATTTTATAAGTAAGTAATTACTAACCTCACGCTGTCTACTGTATCTATCCAATAAAATGTTATATAACCAAGCGAACTAAATGCAATTAAAAAACAACATACTACTGTATATCTTTTCCAATTCGCTTGTAGTAAATCTATTGAAGTATCAATAAAATTAAAAACTTTTTGTCTTTTAGATATTTTCTTTTTTCTTGCCATGTTTACTCCTCAATTAAATGCCCAAACAAAAACCGCTAATAATCCAATCAAAGATAACAAAATAAATGCAATAGAGGTTATCTCTATGGTTCTACCTAATTTATTTAGGTATATCGTATCTCGTTCAGTATTAAACCTTTCGTCTTCATAAATATACTTGTCTCTTGGGTATGGTCTTTTCTTTGGCATAGGTTCAAATATTACGTTGTCTATTGAGACTAACTGTTCTTCTTCTATTCTTTTTACTTCTGCCTCTTGGTACTCTGTCCATTTCTTACCATACTTTTCATACATGATATTGCTGAAATCTGCATCTAAAAATGCTTGGTCTTCTGATTTGGTCTTTTCTTTATCCATTACGTCTATCCTGTTGTTGTTTAATCAACTCTTCTAATTCCTTCTTGCTTTTTATTTTTTGATTTTGCTGTTTCATCTCTCCCCTCGTTCTCTCTTATTTCCAAAACAGTATTAACCTTTTGTTGTAACCTTATCATGTCTTGATCTAGTAATCTTAATTGATCAGTTAGACGAATAATAGTTGCTTTCATCTCTTGAACAGAAGGATCTATCTTATTAGTTATTGTTTGCCAGACAAAATATACAAAATAACCTAAACCTACAACCATAACTACTGGAAATCCAAAGTCTGCGACTATCTGAACTACATCCATTTAATCTCTTCTAGCGTCTATTTTACCGTCCTCTACAAAGTTTTCTGCTCTTGCTATACGGTCTAGGTCTGGAGGTAGGTTCAAAGCGCTAGAGACGCTTGTATCTATACGAATCATATCGTTGTTCATAATAGATGCTCTAGTAATTAACATTTTGGTTATACCTTGTACCGTTTGTATTTCGCTAATCAAACCATCCATAAGCTGTTTCATTACCAAAAATATAAAGTAGGCCATTATAAGTGCGCCCGCAATAGGCAAACCTAATTCAGCGATTAGATTGAACGCTTCCAAGATTAATCCTCGCCTTTAAACTTTTTGCTTTGTCCTGATGTGCCAGCGTAAATACCAAATACTGCCGCCATAGCACCTACAACGACTGACACTAAAGCTGATTGTTCTAAGTTTGGTTCGGGTATGGTCATAAACCAGGTGACTACTTTGTATAGTAGTATGATGTAGACGCTGACAAACACTCTAGGGAAGATTCGCCAAGCGTCTACGGTTTTAGCTAGATGGATCCATTTTTGAAATGGGTTTACTGACAAGTAGTTAGGTGTGACATCAATATCCAGT